CGCGTGGTCTCATCCGTTCCGGCGTCCGGAGTCCTAGATGGCCGTCAAGCCGTTCGCCGCCCGGGTGAAGGAAGCCCCGCGGCTCGCGCTGGAGGCGTTGCGCGATGAACTCGTCGCCGAGATAGCGGCGGCGAAGAAGGCCGGTCACAAGACGTCGCCTCTGTACGCTCAACTCCGGTTGACGATTCAGGCGATAGCCGCCGCCCGGCTATCGTCTCCCTCCGAGCCATCGGCGCCGACCGCGGAGCCGCCCGAACCGGAGAAGGATGTCGCGAGTGAAGTCGGACGACGCCGAGCGGAAAGGATCGCGGGCGCCGTCCCTCCGGCATCTACCCGAAGGCGCCGTCAGTAGCGCCGGTCCGGATTGCGTAGAGATCGCCGCCGAAGGCGGACTGATCTTGGATCCGTGGCAAGCCGATGTTCTCCATGACGCGATGGGGGAACGACCCGGCGGGAAGTGGGCAGCGTTCGAAGCCGCTCTGATCGTGACCCGTCAGAACGGGAAGAACGCGATCATCCGTGCCCGTCAACTGGCGGGCGCTCTCGCGTTCGGGGAGCGCGAGGTCGTGCACACCGCGCATGAGATGCCGACCGCGCTGAAGCACATGGACGCTCTGGTCGAGATGATCGAAGCGACGCCGTCCTTCGATCGGAAGGTGAAGATCGTCCGAACCGGGGAGGGTCGACAGGCGATCGAATTCCTGAACGGGTGTCAGATCATGTTCAAGGCGCGGACCCGGTCGGGTGCCCGCGGCTTCTCCGGTGACGTGGTCTACCTGGACGAGGCGTTCGACCTTCCGGCGGCGAAGGTCGGCGCGCTCCTCCCTCTGATGAGGACCCGCCCGAACCCACAAGTGTGGTACACGTCATCGGCGCCTCACTTCTCGTCGGCGTTCCTTCACTCGCTCCTGAAGCGGGCGGAGACCGGCGTCGATGAACCACGGTTGTATCTCGCCGAGTGGGGCAACCCGGCCGATGTCCGGTTCGACGACCCGGACGGGTGGTACCGGTCGAACCCGACGCTCGGGATCCGGGTCGCGGTCGAATCGATGATGAACGAATACCGGACCTATCGGGCGACGCCGGAAGGGATGGCGGAGTTCGCCCGGGAACTTCTCGGGATCCGCGAAGGCGGGGACGGCGAGCCGGGCGTGATCGACTATGCGACGTGGTCCGCGCTCGCCGACGCCGGGTCTCGGGTCGTCGACCGCCGTCAGATCGGTCTCGCCGTGTCGCCGGATGGTCTGGCGTCGGCGTTCGGGTTCGCCGGGCGCCGCGCCGACGGGACCTATCACGTGGAGACGATCAAGTGGGCGGCGGGGACCGGATGGGTGGTCGACTACGCGAGGAAGCTCCGCGATCAGTACGGGGTCCCGCTCGGCGTCCGCCCGGGCGGACCGGAGTCCGTCTTCCTGAAGGACCTCGAGGAGGCGCGGATCCCGGTCCGCGAGGTCGACGATCGCGCCTATGCCCGGGCGTGTGGTGCCATGCTGGTCGCCGTGAAGAACGGGACGGTCCATCACCGCGATCAGGAGACCCTGAACCGGTCGGTCGCCGCCGCCGGGAAGCGGGCGATGGGCGTCGGCGATCTGTGGACGTGGGCGCGGCCGGGCGCCGTCGACATCAGTCCGCTGGTCGCCGCGACACAGGCTTTCGCCGGTGTGGCCGGAGCCGGTCCGACGGAGACCGTCCCGCTCATGGCGATCTCGCGATGAGAGGCATTCACCCGATGACAGACGTGATCGACATCGACGCCGCCGACCTCCAGGTCGCCGAGCTCGCCGACGTCCAGCCGGTCGATGACCGTCCCGCCCGGGTCATCCCATGGCGTCAAGTGGTCTTCGCCGGGGTGCTCGCCGTAGCCGGCGCACTCATCGCCGTCGGGTTCGCTCAGGCGTGGGAGCCGCTCGGGTTCATCGTCGCCGGGATCCTTCTCGCCGTCTGGTCGTGGCTCATCCTCGCCGACGGCGGCGCCGCATGAAGCCGCTCGCCGCCGTCCTGTCCGGCCGGAACCCGGTCAAGGGGTTGACGATCACGACGCTTCTGGACGGCTCCGTCGTCACGTCGGAGGACAACGATCCGGATCACTTCTGGAGGTACGGCGCGCCGATGTCCGGCCGGTACCGGGCGGACCGCGAGGAGATCGGTCCGGCATTCGAATCGTATGTCGATGGTCTGTTCAAGCGATGTGGGCCGGTGTTCGCTTGCGTCCTCGTCCGGTCGCTCCTCTTCTCGGAGGCGCGCTTCCTCTATCAGGAGTACGGGGCCGACGACGGACGTCCGGGCCGGTTCTACCGGGACCCGAGCCTGTCGATCCTCGAGGAGCCATGGCCGGGAGCGACGACCGCCGACCTTCTCGTCCGGATGGAACAAGACGCCTCGCTCGCCGGGAACTTCTTCGCGACGGACGTGAAGGGGCGCATCCGTCGGATGCGCCCGGATTGGGTGACGATCATCTCCGGGGTCCGCGGCGACCCGGACGCGTCGCCGTGGGACCTGGACGCTGAGGTCCTCTACTACTTGTATTCGCCGCGTCGGGCCGACGGGTCCTATCTCGCTCCGGTTCTCCTGACACCGGACCGGGTCGTGCACTATGCGCCGATCCCGGACCCGACCGCGCAATGGCGCGGCATGTCATGGATGACGCCGGTCATCGGCGAAATCTTCGGCGACCTCGCCGCGACCCGCCACAAGACGAAGTTCTTCGAGAACGGCGGGACTCCGTCGTTCGTCGTGAAGTACGACTCCACGATCGCGCCGGAAGTGTTCCAACAGTTCGTGACGTTCTTCGACGAGCAAGTCTCCGGAGTGGAGAACGCCTATCGGATCTTGCATCTCGGCGGCGGCGCCGACGCTACGACGGTCGGCGCCGACATGCGACAGCTGGACTTCAAAGCGACGCAAGGCGCCGGGGAGACCCGCATCGCGGCGGCGTCCGGCGTCGGCGCGCTGGTCGCCCGATTCTCGGAAGGGATGCAAGGGTCGTCGCTGAACTCGGGGAACTACGACGCCGCGAAGCGACAGTTCTCGGACATGACGATGCGTCCGCTCTGGAGGACCGCCGCCGGCGTTCTGGAGAAGTTCCCGGGTCGCCGCACGAACTCGCGGCTCGCCGTCGACACCCGCGACATCGCGTTCCTTCAGACAGACGAGAAGGCGGCGGCGGAGATTCAGGCGCAAGAGGCTCAGACGATCGCCACGCTCATCGTCGCCGGGTACGTCCCCGAGTCGGCGACCGCCGCGGTCGCCGCCGGAGGCGATTGGTCGCTCCTGGAGCACCGCGGGGTCCTTAGTGTTCAACTGCAACCCGCTCCGGTGGCGGGGACGGGAGGCGAAGAGTCATGAGGAAGTCGATGTCCGGGGTCGTCGTGAAGGACGCGGCGACCGGGGAAGTGGAGGCGATCTTCTCCCGGTACGACGTGATCGACAAGGACGGCGACGTCACCCTGAAGGGCGCGTTCGTCGATGGCGCTCCGGTCGTCATCTCCGCATACGGTCACGGGTCGTGGGCCGGGGCGCTCCCGGTCGGGAAGGGCGTGATCGAAGACCGCGGCGATCACGCCGTGATGGTCGGTCAGTTCTTCATGAAGACGGCGCACGGTCGGGACACGTTCGAAACCGTGAAGGAACTCGGCGAACTCGGCGAATGGTCGTACCACGTCGGCGGCGTCAAGTCGTCCCGCGGCGAGTTCGACGGTCAACGGGTCCGGTTCCTCGAGAAGATCGAAGCCGTGAAGGAAGTGTCGCCGGTCCTCATGGGCGCCGGGGTCGACACACAGACCGTGTCGACGAAGTCCGAGAAGGCGGCGGCGTCGATCGTGACGGAGTCCCTCCGGAACGCTGGACGGGAACGATGGGGGAACGAAGAGACCTACGTGTGGCTGGCGGATTGGGATCCGGAGGAGTCGTGGGCCGTCTTCGAAGTGTCGGCCGACGGCGAAGCCGAGCGCCTCGTCCGGGTCGGGTACACGGTCGCCGACGGAGACGACGTCGCTTCGCTCGGCGACGATGAAACCGATGTCGCGCGTGTCGTCGCGTATAGTCCGAAGTCAGGCGCCCGGTTCCTGGAGCAGACGACGACCGTCATGGCGGACGTTCGGAGGCTCACGGATCGGGCAACGGAGGTCGTGGCTCTCCGTGCGATGAAGGGGAAGGCGCTCGCCGCCGACTCCGCCGCCGCTCTGTCCCTCGTCGTCGAAGGACTGAAGGCGTTGGAGACGGTCCTCGCGTCCGACCCGACCGACACCGATCCCGACCCGACCGATCCCGACCCGACCGGCGGGGACGAGGAGGAGGCGCTCGCTGGCGCCTATCTCCAGTTCCTCGCCTCCACGACAGGAGTACCCACGTCATGACCGCACTCGTCAAGTCCCCCGAACTGATCGACGTTCAGGGGAAGATCGATCACCTGAACCGCGAGGTCGCCGAAGCCTTCGACGACGCGAAGACGCCGTCGGGCGAACTGGACCTGAAGAAGGTCAAGATCGCCGGGTGCGATTCGACCGCCGAGAAGGCGGCGTGGGTGAAGGCGAAGAACGCCGAGATCGCCGAACTCGGCGCGAAGCGCGACGACCTGAAGCTCCTCGTCCAGGGTGCGAACCTGATCGCCGCCCGCGAGGAAGCCGGAGCCGCCGAAGCGTTCGTGGAGACCGGCGACGGGTCGGGTCCCGGCGGCGCCGGTCGCCGGTTCGTCAAGTCGTTCTCGGAGATGTTCATCGGCTCTCAGGCGCACAAGACGAAGGGTCTCGTCCAGGAGTTCGAAGACATGGAGTTGAAGACCCTCCTGTCGACGTCCGCCGGTTGGGCGCCCGACGTGGTCCGCGGTCCTCGAGTCGTCGACGCGGCGACCCGCCCGATCGAACTCCTGGACATCATCCCGACCACGACGACCGAGCAAGCCTCCGTGACGTTCATGGAGGAGACGACCTTCACGAACAACGCGGCGGAGACGGCGGAAGGCGCCGCGAAGCCGGAAGCCGCTCTCGGGTTCACCGAGCAGACGTCGCCGGTCCGCAAGATCGCCGTCACGCTCCCGGTCACCGACGAGCAGCTGGAGGACGTCCCCCGTCTCCGCGGGTGGCTGGACCAGAGGCTCCCGTTCATGGTCCGTCAGAGGCTCGCTCTTCAGATCGCGGTCGGCGATGGCACCGCGCCGAACCTGTCCGGCATCCTCGATCAGACCGGCATTCAGACACAAGCGAAGGGTGCGGACCCGACGCCGGACGCCGTGTACAAGGCGATGGTCAAGGTGATGACGACCGGCATGGCGATGCCGGACGCGTTCATCACGAACCCGCTGGACTGGCAAGACATCCGGCTCCTCCGCACGACCGACGGCATCTACATTTGGGGCAACCCGAGCGAAGCCGGCCCGGAGCGGATTTGGGGTCTGAACGTCGCTCTCGTCCAGGCGATGACGCAGAACACCGGCGTCGTCGGCGACTTCGGGAACTTCTCCGAGCTCGCCGTCCGGAAGGGCATGACGGTTGACGTCGGCTACGTCAACGACGACTTCCGGAAAAACCTCCAGACGCTCCGCGCCGAGATGCGCGTCGCTCTGATGTGGTACCGACAGACGGCGTTCTGCTCGGTCACCGGCATCTGATCGGCCGGACCGGCGGCGTCGGCTCCGTGTGGTGCGCCCGACGTCGCCGGTCTCGGCTCACCCGAGACCATCACGACACGTAGAGGAGACAAGCTCATGGGGATCATCTCAGGCGGACAGGTGATGCCGTCCGATGGCATGACGGTTCCGTTCGAAGTGGCTGGAGCACCGGCCGCGAACTTCGGCGCCGGCATCGTCCGGATCGGCGCGCAGTACATCAACATCACGAACGGCGTCCGGTACACGTGCACCGCGACGAACGGGACCACGACGGCGACATGGGCCGTCGTCGGCGCGCAGACCTGACCATGGCATCGTCCGATCTCATCTCGACGGAGCGGATCTACCGGACGGCGTCCGGCGAGATCTGCGACGAGGGAGACCCGAACGCGGCGTTCCTCGTCGTGTCGGCGAACAAGCCGGTCCCGGCGGAGTACGTGGAGCGGGTGAAGGCGTACGGCGGGATCTCGCGTCCGGGGACGAAGATGATCACCGACCCGGCCGAAGCCGCCCGCGAAGCGGGAGCCGTCGCCGCTTCGGAGGTCCTCGAGGTCGCCGCCGCCGAGCGCGCCGCCGACCTTCCTCGTCCCCCGAAGAACGCGAAGAAGGCCGAGTGGGTCGCGTTCCGGACCCGCCAGGGGTACTCGGTCGACGCGCTCTCCGCTCTGTCGGCGAGCGACTTGCACGATCTCCCCGATGTCCCCGACATCGGACCCGACGGAACCATCCACACGGAGGACTGATGGCACATCCCACATTCACGCCCGGTTACGACGGGACGATCACCCCGTCCGCGCCGACCACGTCCGAGTCTTTCTTGACGCCCGATGACAACTCATGGCTGTTCGTCGATGTCGGCGTGACCGCGACGACGATCACGATCGTCCGGCCGGGGAACGACGCGGTCGGCGTCGCCGTCACGGACAAGGTGATCGGACCGCTCACGTCCGTCAAGCGATTCATCAAGATCGACCGCCGCTACAAGGATCCCACGACCGGGAACGCGACCGTCCAGTTCTCACAGGTCACGAACGTCACGTGCGCCCGAGTGAACACGCGGTGATGTGATGGCGCGAGCGAAGAAGACCACAGACGAAGACGTCCAGGTCGACGAGGACGGCGACGAGGGAGAGGTCCTCGAGCCGCTCCGGTCGCTCCGGACCGGCGCTCTTCTGGACCCGATCGACGGACGCCCGATCTTCGCCGACGGGATGTCTCGCCGCCGGTGGCTCGCCGCCGACGCCGACGCCCGACACGCCGCCGGGAAGGCCGAACTCCTCGCCGAACTGGAGCGGATGAAGGCGGAGGTCGCCGAGACAGAGAAGGCCGTCGCGGAGGACGGATGACGATCACCGCGGACGACGTCTTCGCATGGATGAAGCTGGAGAACCCGGCTTCAGCGAAGCGCGAGGCGATGGAGATGATCGTCGCCGCGGTGGAGGCGCGCTTCGCGGCGTCGTACAACTGGACGGCGGATCCGCTCCTTGTGACGGCGGCGCTCCCGTTGCGCGATCAGGACGCCGACCTCGCTCTGATCTTGCAAGCCGCTCAGCTGTCGACCCGGCCGGGTTCTCCTGGAGGCGTCGCCGGTGTCGGCGAGTTCGGCGTGATCCGGGTGTCCCGGTTCGATCCGGATGTCGACGGTCTGCTCTCCCGGTACCGCAAGGCGCTCTGCGCGGCGTCCGGGTCCGGTCATATCCCGGCGAGGATCGATTGGTGACCCTCGTCGATCTGGAGACGTCGTGGCTCGCCGAGATCCGCAAGACGCTCGGCGCCGTCTACGTGGAGGCGTTGGACGAGGGTTGGCATGTGCGGGACTATGTGACCGCCGGCGTTGACCTTCCGGCGATCCTGATCGGCACCCATGAGTCGATCGACTACAACGGGACTCTGTCGGGCGGCGCTGAGGTCACACAGATCGCGACGGCGATCGTGTCGCTCGGCGACGAGGAGACGGCGCAACGGACGATCGATCTCGTCGTGTCGCCGCGTCTGGTCGCTCCGTCGCTCTCCCGGGTCATCCCCGGGGTTTGGAAAGGCGCGGCGCAAGTCCGCGCCGGGAAGCCGTACACGCTCACCGTCGGCGACACGAAGGCGCTCGCCGTCGACATCACCCACAGGATCATCGCCTAACCCGGCCGGGTTCGGTACCGTTCCACTTCAGGAGGAAACGACCATGTCCACCATTCAGCTAGGCGGGAACCTTCAACTCGGACCCGTCGGCGGTCCTCTCGTCGACTACTCCGACTACATCTCGCAGATGATCATCACGACGACGCGGGAAGGGATCAACACTCCTCCGACGCTCGGGAAGCCTCGCGGCTCGGTCCGGCCGGGAGCGATCTCGGAGACGCTGGAGATCCAGTTCCACTCGGACATGGCGGCGACGTCCGTTTGGGCGGAACTGTGGGACGCGATCTACACCGACGACGCCGAACTCGATTTCGCCGGGAACCTGGAGGAGGGAGCGACGTCCGTGTCGAACCCTCACTTCGTCGGGACCATCGTCGTGATGGCTCTGAACACCGGCGGTCAGGTCGGTCAACTCCGGCAGCAGTCGCAGACGTGGCCGGTCACAGAAGACGGCGTGACGAAGACCACCGCGTAGTCTCGGGTTCGTGCCCGCGAAGAACAGCCGAGCGGCAGCTTCCGCTCTGAGGACTCTCCCGAACCGGTCCGTCAGGGAAGCCGTCGCCCGGCTTTCTCGCGAAGTGAAGGGAAACCTCGCCGGAGACATCGGCGACGACATGATCCTGTCCGGCGTCAAGGGTGGGAAGGCGCTGAAGGTTCAGACGAAGGTCGAAGGAGACACGATCGTCACGGGGAAGGTGACCGCCGGCCCGTCCCGGTCCCGGGCGCAATGGTTCTGGATCAACGATGGGTCCCATCCGGGCGGCGGCGACACGAAGACCCGGGCGAAGCGGACGTGGGACCGGGCCGTCGACCCGCTTCTCCCCGTCCTCCGGAACGACCTCGAGCGTGATTTCCACGCCGCCGTACAAGGACACGGGTGACCGAATGGCTTCACGATCCGATGAACTGAACACCGTTCTGACCGTCACGGACAAAGCGTCCGCGGCGATCGATCGGCTCGCCGACGACGTGGAGGCGCTGGACGGTCGGACCGCTGAGGTCGACCTCCAGGCGGATGATCACGCGTCGGACGACGTGAAGTCTCTGACGTCCCGGCTGGAGGGTCTCTCACGTCAGGACGTGACGGTCGTCCTGAAGGCTCGCGCCGACCAGCTGGAGCGGGAAGCCGATAAGGCGCTGAAGGCGCTCCGGAACGTGGAGTCGATGGACGGGAAGACCGTTCAGGTTCTAATGGACGCCCGCGATAACGCGTCGGCGAAACTGGACTCGGTCCGTCAGGAACTCGCCGCTCTGGACGGCGACGAGGCTCGGGTCTCGGTCGTCGCCGACGGGCTGGACAAGGTGCAAGGGAAGCTCGGGGAGCTACCCGGACAACTCGGCGCGATCACGTCGGCGGTCGGCTCCGGCGGGATCGCCGGCGCCGCGGTCGCGGTGGGCGCCGCGCTCGGGTTCGCGGCGACCGAAGCCGCAGAGATGGCCGTCTCGGCGAAGACGACGGCGTCTCTGACCGGAGCGACCGTGGAGGACGCCTCCCGGCTTCAAGCCGTGTGGTCCCGGTCGGGCGCCGACGTGAACGATCTGAACGACGTCCTCCTTCAGATGAACGGCGTCCTTCAGCAGTCGCCGGAGATGGCCGCTCAGATCGGCGTGAACCTGAACGACGGGAAGAACATCGTCGAACGGTTCGTCGAAGTGATGGACAAGCTCGGTCGGTCGACGCTCGGCGCCGCCGAGAAGGCGGCGCTGAAGTCGGCGTTCTTCGGGGAGGAGGGTGTCCGTCAGGCGGAGAAGCTCTCCACGATCATCGGCGGGTCGATGCTCTCGGCGATGAACGACGTCGCGGACACACAGATCATCTCGGAAGAGGACGTCGCGCAAGCGGTCGAGATGAAGAACGAGATCGGGAAGATGTCGACCGAACTGAAGGGAGCGGCGACCGAACTCGGGCAACGGTTCGTTCCGATCATGGCGGACCTCGCGAAGCTCGGGACGTCGAAGGTCGGGTCGGAGTCGGTCCTGACCTATGTGACGAAGCCGCTCGAGTGGAACATCTCGGGTCTTCAGAAGGGGATCGATCTTCTCGGGAAGTTGACCGGCGACGACGGGATGAAGGTCACGCTCGGCGATGATTTCCTCGTCGCGGCGGAGGGCGCCGACATCCTTCGTCGCGGGTTCGACGCGCTGGAGCCGTCCGCCGCCGCCGTAGCGAAGGCGGCGGAGGAGGAAGCGGAGGCGCATGAGGACGCCGACAAGAAGGCTCGGGAGCAAGCCGCCGCGCTGAAGATCCTCCAGCAGGCTCAGCAGGAAGCGACGCTCGGCGCTCTGAACCTGTCGTCGGCGACCGGTTCCACCGATTGGGGGAAGGCGTCGGTCGACGGCGCGGTGACGGCGTTCTCCGCGTATACCGAGCAGATCTCCGGTCTCGGCGATCTGTACGTGGAGCAAGTGACCGCACGGACCGCGTACGCGGATCTGGTCAAGGCGGAAGGGTTCAACCTGGACCTAGCGACCGCCGCCGGGCAGAAACAACGCGACGCGTTACGCGAGGTCGCAACCGTGATGAACGTGGAGCTCGCCGCCGCGTACAAGGATTCGAACGGCGATCTGGAGACGTTCAAGACGAAGGCGAACGACATCGCGAACGTGACCCTCCTGAAGCTCGCCGAAGAGTCCGGGTTGACCGCCGAACAAGTGGAGGCGCTCCGGACTCAACTCGGACTGACCGATGGAGATTGGGAAGCCCGGTTCCATCTGGCCGGGGACGAGGAAGCGAAGATCAAGATCGGGCTTCTTCAGTCGGCGATTGACGGTCTCGACAAAGACACCGAAGTCCGAGTGAATCAACTGATCATCCAGGGCGACTATCAGGGCGCTCTCGCGACGATCGAACGATGGTACGCGGAGCATCCGGTGACGACCCGGGCGAACGCCGTCGCCGGAGACACCGGCGACGCCCGCTACCGGATGCAAGTCGACCTGAACCGGTCGCCTCTGTCGGTCGGCGTTGACAGCCGGCCGGGGTGGGGGATGTGGGACGGATACAACTACCTCCGGGATGTGTTCAACCGGAACCCGATCCGGATCCCGGTGGTCTCGTCGAACGGCGTCGTCTACCACGCCGCGGGCGGGATGGCCGGGAACCGGTCGGTCGCCGGAGAGAACTTCCGTCCCGAGTTCGTCGACGGGTCGATGGTCACCGGTCCGACGTCGCTCCGGCCGGGAGCGAAGGTGACGTCGGAGAAGTCGACGGAGGCGCTCATCCGGGAACTGATCGGCGCTCTCCAGGGTGGCGGGACCGGCGGACAGACGATCGTGAACATGCCCGCCGGGTCGTCGGTCGATGACATCCGCCGGTATGCGCGACGCAACGGATACGCGGACCCGTTCGGGCAGACGCTATGACCCTCGCCGCGATTCAGACCCGCCCGCTCCCCGCGACCGGGCACCACATCGGCCGGGACAACTGGCGTCTGTGCGTCGATGGTCTGTCGCTCGGCGGAGTGTGGACCGCGCTCACCGACGACGTCCGCGGGATGGAGTGGACCGCCGGAAACAATGACCCTCGAGGTCGGCCGGAGACCGGTCAACTACGGATGACTCTCGCGAACCGGGCGGGCACGTGGTCCCCGGCGCGGCTCCTGTCCGACGACACGCCGGCCCGGATCGGGGCGCTCATCCGGGTCGCCGCCGTGAACGACGACCTCGACGACTGGATCACGACCTCCACGATCGCGCACGACGCCGGCCTGAACATCACGGCGGACATGCAGATCGTCGTCCGGTATCAGGCGGTCGACTGGACGAACTCGTTCCTCGTCGCGTCGAAGGGGTCCGGGTTCGTCGGCTGGACGTTCGGGATCAACGGGACCGGTGGTCTGACGTTCATGATCGACACGTTCTCGGGGACCGTGAACGTCGCGTCGACCGTCGGGACCGGGTTCGTCGATGGCACGGATCATTGGCTCGGGGTCACCTATGACGCGGACAACGGAGCCGGGAACTACGCGGTCCGGTTCTGGACGTCGTCGGACGGGATCGCCTGGACGCAACTAGGGACGACCGTGACGGCGGCGATCGTCGGCACGTATGAACCCACGACGCACGCCGTCTCGTTCGGGACGACGGCGGCGCTCGGGAAGCTCCGTCACTTCGAACTCCGCTCGGGGATCGGCGCCGCCGGGGTCATCTCCACGTCGGCTCCGATCGTCGCGTCGACACCGGCGCTCTCCGGTCTCGCCGCGTATCCGTCGTGGCAAGTCGACGAACCGTTGACGTCGCCGGAGGGATGGCAGATCGCCGCCGGGTATCAGTTCGTCGTCGGGACGTCATGGCTTCCGCTCTGGACCGGCCGTGTCACGTCGTGGGTCGATGAGGAGTTCGGGCTCGGCGCCGACCGTCAAGCCTCCGTGGTCGCCGAGCAGACCGTCGCATGGCTCGCTCGGGTCAACCGGAACGCCGTCGGCTCGGTCGGCGCCGGAGAGACCCCGTCCGCCCGGTTCACCCGACTCAAGGATGACGCGCTCTTCCCATGGTCGTTCTATGCGGACTACACGGTCCAGCCGGTCCCGGCGGTCCTCGCGACGACGATGGCGAACAACCGCCTATCAGAGATGCATCTGACCGCCGACTCCGCCGACCTCTACTTCCGGTCTCACCGGTCCGGGTACGGCGTCGCTCATGAGGTCGACGCCCGGCATTCCGTCGTCACCGCGCAACCCGGGACGGAGCCGTCGAAGTCGATTCAGGGGCGCGCCTCGAGGGACATGTTCCCGAACGGTCTGGTCTTCCATCCGTCCGGGACGTCGGTCGCTCCGTCGCCGTACATCATTCTCGGCGGAGGTCGCTACCTGACCACACCGGACGCCGCCGCGATCTCCGTGACCGGAGACCTCGCGGTATGGGCCGAACTCGCTCTAGACGATTGGATCACCGGATCGGTCCAGGTCGTCGCCTGTCAACGCGCGTCGTCGTCGTCAAACTTCGGGTGGTGCCTATCGATCGGGACGACCGGTCTCCTCACGTTCTCATGGACGACGGACGGGACGACGCTTCTCTCTTCGACATCGACGACGCCGATCACGTTCGCCGACCGTCAACGCGGCGTGATCGGCGCGACTATCGACGTGAACAACGGAGCCGCCGGGCGGACCGTCCGGTTCTGGCAAGCGGACGCCTCCGTCGTGTGGGCGGCGCACGCGGCGTTCAACCCGACGACCGACTTCCGTACCGACCGCGACCAGCTGGGAGCCGACGTCGTCACGGCGGGCACGACGTCGATCTTCAACTCCACGGCGGCGCTCACGATCGGCCGGGACGGCGACGGGACGGCTCCGATCGTCGGGAAGTTCTGGCGTTTCCGGCTGGACAACGCGATCGGAACCGGCGGGATCCCGGTCGCTACCGGCGCGACGTTCCGGATCGAGCCGGTCCATTTCCCGACGGCGGCGGCGACCTCCACGTTCACGACCGACGAGTACGAAGGCGCGAACGTGACGGTCACGATCAACGGGTCCAGCTTCCGGAACACGCCCGCGGTCGCCGTCTACAACGGAGACTCACATCGGGAAGCGAACGACGATCAGGCGCATCTGACACGGGTGGAGTTCGCCCGGGTCGGCGGGACCGTCCAGACGGACGCCGTCACGGAGGACCCGGAGATCGGTCCCGGCGAACTGAAGCGATCCGACCTCTTGTGCAACACCGACGCGTTGACGCTCGCTCTCGCCGCCCGGGTCCGCCGCCGCCGGTACGGGTTGATCCGCCGGGTCGAAGGAGTGTCCGTGTCGTCACTCACGGAGGAAGCGAACATCGACGCTCTTCTCGCGACCGACATCGGCGACCTTGTGGAGATCTGTCCGCCGGACGGCGGCGCCGTCGCGGTCGCCGGTGTGTCGGCGATGCGACATCAGATTCTCGGGATGACGAAGCGGCGCATCTTGTGGCGCGCCGAGTATGGGTTCTCGGCGTTCCCGGGACCATGAGGAACTCGGCGAGCTCGCCGCCGACGCGTAGCATGGATCGGGCGATGAACACTTCGGCGGATCTTCTCCGGTGGGCGGAGAATGCAGGACGGGTGAGGGATGGAGAAGGGTAGATGGACCCGGGGCCGACGAAGCGACGACGATCGGAAGTGGTGGACGATGTGGGTCGTCCTAGGGATCGTCGCGTTCGCCGTCGCCTCCGGCTCGCCGCAAGTAGGTCTAGTGCTCGGGTTCGCCGGAACGATCATGGGCATGATCCTTCTTCGGCCGGACACGACGAGAGGACGTGACGACGATGACACTCGGGGATCTACGACGACGATGGAGAGAGAGCGGCGAACGGACGGTCCCGATCAGATGGGTCCGGATATGCGCCGCTCTGACACTGATGTGTGTGACCCTCGTCGCGTTCTCTTCGGTCGGTCTCGTCATAAACCAGCGCGCCGATTCGCGTCGTGAGGTCGAAGCCGCCGAAGCGGCGACCGCCGCCGCCGCCGCCGTCGCTGAAGCGGCGAACGCGAGACAGGACTACGAAGACGATCTCCGGGCGTTCGACGCGTGCATCGCCGCCGTCGTCGTGCGCGACGGACTCCGCGGGATCCTCTCCACGATCATCGACGGACTCGTCGCCGTCGCCGGTCCGACCCCGTCCGCCGGTCTCACGGCGCTGATTGATCAACTTCGGCATGACCTCGAGACCGACTACCCGCCGCGTACAGTCGCGGAGTGTGGTCCAGAACCCGTCCCGCCGGCTCCCGTACCGCGCCGTCCCCCGACGGCGGATGACTGACCGATGACTCCTCTCGACGCGCTGAAGGCCGGAGCCAAGACGGCGCTGATCTCGTTCGTCGTGGTCCTCGTCGGAGTGTTCTCCACGGCTCTCCCCGGTCTCGTCGAATGGGCGTCGGGCGGCGCCGTCCCCGATCTGTCCGCCGTCAAGGGGACCCTCTTCGCCGGAGTGTCGGCTCTCGCCGTCGGACTCACGAACGCGGCGATCCGGTACGTCCAGGTCGCCGGGGTCCCGTTCGCGTCCAGCCTGTTCGACCGGGCGTTCGGCGCCGTGCCCGCCTATCCGGAGGCGAACGTTCAGAAGACGATGGACTCCGCCGGTCTCCCGCCGACGGAGAAGGTGATCGTCCGCGACGAAGCCGGGACCGTCACGAAGCGGGACATCCGATGATCACGACCGAGCGGCTCATCGCCGCCGCCGTGCACAAGTTCGGCGCTCGCCGCGGGGAACGGTTCATCCACGCCGGGGGACGCGGGATGCGCGTGAAGACGCCGGGCGAACGGACCCTTCTCCTTCCGAACGGGACCGTCGTGAAGATCACGACCGACGACTCCGGCATCGCGACGCAGATCGAAGAGGACGAGGCGCTCCACGCGGTCGTCCGTCCCCGTCCCATCATCATCCGCAGAAGGTAGGTATCCGTGAACTTGACGACCGACGAGATCGCTCTCTACGTGGAGTGGGACAAGCTCCGCGCCGCGTACCTGGACGCGAAGGAGACGGAGGAGCGCGGCTCCCCGAAGTACGAGAAGGCGAAGAAGGCGTTCTCCGAGTTCCGGACCTACTGGCGCGAGATCCGGACGGCGTTCGAACCGGAGGTCGCCGACGGAGATGCCGTCGCCGCACCGGCCGCGCTCGCCGTCGCATCCGCCGCGAACAAGAAGGGCAGCTGAACCGATGGCAATCACCGCGAGCGGGCGTTACAACCTGACACAAGAGAAGAAGCAGATCGACACGCTCGGTCAGTCGTTCGAAGCGGAGACCCACAAGGGGCTCCTCGTCACGGACTCGGAGGCGCCGAACTTCGATACCCACGACTTCCGGAACGACATCACGGCGGAAGTGACCGGGACCGGGTACACGGCGGGCGGCGCGACCGTGACCGGGACGGAGATCACGGTCGTCTCCGGGTCGCTGAAGTACGACTACGACGATCCTCAGTGGACAACGTCGACCATCGCGAACGCGATGGCGTTCGTCTGGTACTTCAACGTCGGCACGGCGGCGACGGACCCGCTGGACCATCTGCTCGACTTCGTGACCGCCGTCTCCACGTCGGCCGGGTTGCTCCTCGTCACGATCCACGCGAACGGCGCGATCCTCGAGGACAACACTCCGTAACCAGAAGGGAGCCGACATGGCCCCGTGTCGTCTCGTCCAGGTCGTTCCCATGAGCGACACAGTCTTCCCGTTCGGCTACTCCGGCGACCCGGCCGGGACCGGCGTCTATCTGACGTGGTCTCAGATGATGACCCGGATCACCGTGAACAAGCTCCACCCGGAGGTCCTCCGCCGGGTCCGGGCGTTCTTCGAATATGCGTCGTCGGAAGGCGTCCCGCTCGGCGTCGGCACCGGGTGGAGGATCCAGCCGAACCCGCCGCCGCCCGGGTTCGCGAAGCCGGGGAACTCATGGCATGAGTCCGTTCCGGTGTCCCCGAGCTCGGCGACCGCTCTCGCGATCGACACGGTCCCGGCGTCGTCGTGGGCGTGGATGGAGCAACCCTTCCGGCATGACACCCGGGTCACGAACTGTGCGGCGTTCGGGTTGCGGACGTTCCGGCTGGTCGGGTCGGAGCCGTGGCACATCCAACCGAAGGAGATCCCGACGTCGCGCCGGTTCGCGACGGTCCTCCCTCCGCTCGCGGTGTGGCCGCTCCCCGATGTCGGCGTCCCCGTCCCTCCCGACCCGATCCCTCCGACACCCGTTCCCCCGACGAAGGAGTATCCAGTGGAAGCGACCCGTTCGACAGTGAAGCTCGGGTCAACCGGGAAGATGGTGAAGCGGGCACAGTTCGCCTGTCAACTGATCACCGGTGGACCGGCGACGATTGACGGCGACTTCGGTCAGGCGACCGACACCGCGATCCGCAACTTTCAAACCGTGTTCGGCTTGACGTCGGACGGTCAGGTCGGACCGAAGACGTGGGCACAACTGGAAGGGTTCACAGGATGAACAGCATGAAGAATCGTGTCCGCCGGCTCGCCGTGTGCGGGTCCCTCGCTGTGGCCGGCGTCGGCATCGGAGCGGTCGCCGACGTCGTGGCTCCCGCCACGGTCGAAGCCGCCTATTGCGTCAAACACACCGGCTACATGTACGCGTATGCGTATTCGCCGAACGGCGGATCATGTCGCATCGCGGCGGTCGGCACGAACGGCGTCGTCTACTACGGTCCGACCGGCCGGAACGGAGCGTTCTCATGGGTGTTCCCGAACGTCCCGATCGTCTGGACGTTCATCGCATGATCTCGGTCCGGCGTCGCGTCGTCACGTCGCTCCTCGTCGTCTCGTTCGCGTCCATCGCCGGAGTGTCCGCCGCCGGACTGATCTCCGCCGGAGACGTCGACCCGGCGCACTACGAAGCGGTCCCGGGCGACACGTGGCAGAACGTCGCCGTCTCGCACGGGTTGACCGGCGCCGGCTCCGGGACCGACGCGACGGTCTCCACCGCGGGCGACAAGCTCCAGCGGGCGAACCGGGTCGCCGTCACCACATCCGACGCCGCCGTCCTCCAGCCCGGAGAGATCGTGCATGTCCCGGAGGTCCCACCATCGCCGCCGACCACGACCATCACGCCGACCTCGAGCACCGACGCGCCGACTACGACCACGACGCCGCCGACCTCTACGACGACCGGGCCGACATCGACGACGTCTACGACGGAACCCGTCGCTACTTCGACGACCTCGTCCCTCCCGGCGGGCGGCTCCTTCTCGGAGTCGTTCGAAACGTCGGCCGGGTTCTTCGCCCGGTTCGACTACGGACGGTCCGGGTTCGATTGGCACGGGAACCCGGCGGCGATCGAAACGTGGCGCGGTGACCACAACGCCGGATGTGATCCGCCCGGAGTGAACGGCGACCGCACCGTTCATCTCCGCGCCGAGTCGGGACCTCCGGACTCGGAACTCTTCTGGTACTGCGCGCCGGGGAACGACCCGGCTAAGGGTCACGTCATGACGTCGATCAACACGGTCGGCTATCAGATCGTGTGGTTCTCCCCGGCTCGGTACTTCACGAACGTCAAGCGGGTGTGCTGGTCGCAGAACCTGACGTCGCTCGGGTCCCGCAAGTGGACGAACGTCGTCCTCGTCGTCCGTCAGAACGCGGAGGAGTACGGCGGACAGCTGGGGATGGGTGGGCCGGGGTTCGGTCCGTCGGAGCCGAACACCGGGATCTTTCCTCACTTCGGGACGTTCGGCGTGAAGATCTATCGGGGGTCGGCGTTCACGTGGGTCGCGCCGGGAACGTCCGGGAACGCTCAGGAGTACGACTACGACTTTGATCCGGTGGACGGTCTTCAGGACGAAGCGACCCGGTATCGGCATTGCGCGGAGGAAGTGGCGGGCGGGATCCGGGTGACACAGGATCGGCCGGGAGGGTCCCGGGTGTGGCTCCTGGACGGTCAGTTCCCGGACGGCGATGTCCGGGTCGTGTTCCAAGATGACAACTACGACCCACCGAAGGGTGACGACGCTTCGGACGATCACCTGACATGGCATTGGGACGACGTGGAGGTCACGGAAGGATGACCGTCGACAATGTGATGTATGTGCTCCGGCTCACTCCGACGCCGCGGGCGCTCGGATGGTCCCGCGGTCCGGACACTCCGTTCGATGGGAACTGGCGGGATTGGCCGGCTCTGAACGGCGTCTACAACCCGGACGGGAACCACACGTTTCATTGGCTCCGGGCGAATGGGACGCTCGCTCCCGACTCGTTCCACAACTTCCGGGACGAGATGCAGTCCCGCGGTGTCCGTCACCTGAAGAACTGGCCGGAGGCGACACCCGCCGAGCAGTCCTCCGGTCTGTGGCTCATGACCGACCTGACCCGGCTCATGACGTTCATGACCGCTCGAGGGTTCGACGCTCAGGTCGCGACGATCAACGCCCGGATTCAGGACGGGACGATCCCGATCAACGGCGCGTAGACGATGGCGATCTCCCGCGTCGTCGGTACCCGAGTCACTGTCGCTTCCGGCGCGATCTCGTCGGGGTCGATGACGGTCGCCGTCGATGACTTTGTGTCGATCGCTCATTCGCTGAACGCGAACGGCGGCGACATTTCGACGGCGCCGACGAAGATCTCCGGGACGGCGACGATCGGGACGCCGGTCCGGAACGCGACGCTGAACACTGGCGGTCAGGCGTCGGAGTGGCGGGTCCCGGTGACCGGCGCCGGGACGCTGGTGCTCGGGTTCGCTTCGTCGCCGGAGGGTCGTCAGTCGATCGTCTGCGCGGTCCTGACCGGTGTGGACACGGCGGATCCTCTCGCCGGGACGCCGGGGACCGCTTCGTCTTCGACGGCGGGCGTGAATCCGACGATGACGACGGACGACGCCGGGGCGCTCCTGGTCGTGGTCGGCACCGACTGGAACGACAATGGGACGCCGACGACGACCGGCGGCGGCGCGCTCTCCGACTTCACCGGCTACAACGGCGGCGGGTCGTCATGCTCGGGCGGGTCCGGCTACCGGACGACGACGACCGCCGGGTCCTACTCGGGGAACTTGACGACGCCTTCCGGGTCCGGCGATTGGGACTCCGTCATCGTCGCTTACAAGGCGGCAGCTGGTGGCGGAGGAGGCGCTACGGCGACACCGGCGACGCTCGCCGTCGCCGTGACCGCTCCTCAGGCGGCGCCGTCCGCCGGAGGGACTCGGGCGCCGGAGAACTTCGTCGCCGGTGTGTCGTTCCCCGCGGTGTCCGCGGGGGCTGGAGCGATCGCGCTCCCCGCGACGATCGCCGCGCCGGTCACGTTCCCGGCGCCCGCTCTGTCCGCTGGAGGGTCGAAGGCTCCGGCCGTTCTGTCGGTCCCGGTGACGATGCCCGCACCGGTCGCGTCGGCGGGAGGGTCGAAGGCTCCGGCGGTCCTCCAGGTCGTCACGACGCTCCCGGCGCCGACCGTCACCGTCGGCGCCTCGTCCTCTCCGGCGACCGTCGCGGTCCCCGTCACGTTCCCGGCGGTCGTTCCGCACGCCGGAGCGACACCCGCACCGGCTCCCGTTGCGGTCCCCGTGACGTTTCCCGGCGTCTCGGCGTCCGGTGGGGGTTCTGGTACCGCTTCGCCGTCTCCGATCGCTGTAGCGGTCACAGACCCGGGCGTGGTGCCACACGCCGGGTCGTCTCCGGCGCCGGTAGCGCTCGCCGCCGCCGTCACGTTCCCCGCGGTGTCCGCTTCGGGCGGGTCGGCCGGGTCCGCCGCACCCGCCGCGCTCGCCGTCGCCGTCAGTTTCCCGGCGTTCGTCGTATCAGGCGGCGGGTCGCGGACTCCGGTGACAATGCCGGTCGTCGTCACCCTCCCGGCTCCGTCGCCCACCGGCGGATCCGCGGGGACGGCGGCGCCGGCATCCCTCCTCGTCGCGGTCTCCCTACCGACTCCGGGGCTGTCGGGTGGGGGTTCGCGCGGGCCGTCTCCGCTCGCTGTCGTCACCACGTTCCCCGCGGTGACGGCGGCGGGTGGTACGGGTGGGACGAGGACTCCGGCGACCCTCGCGGTCGCCGTCACGCTTCCGGTTCCGGTGTTGTCCGCCGGGGGGTCGGCGTCGCCGGGACCGGTCCTCGTCGTCGTGTCGTTCCCCGGTGTGATCGCTTCCGGGAACGTGGTCCTGGACGAGCTCGGCGCCGCTCTCTCGGCGATTCTGTGGCCGGACGCGTCGTCTCGGATGGCGTGGCCGGAGGCGTGGTCCGTCGTACTGTTGGATCCATGAGTGGACTCACGGGTACCCGGCGACAGTTCGACCGTGGTCAGTCGGTCACGATCGTCACGGAGTTCACGGATGAGGAGAACACGGTCCTCCGAGCCGCCGGGCTGGAGTACGTGACGACGGCTCCGGCGTCGGTCCTCGCGAAATACAAGAAGCCGGTGTCCGGGACGGTCGTCGATGTGACTCCGGCGGTCGACGGCGACGGCGCGACTTTCCCGGGGTCCGGGCCGGTCTATCGGACGACGATCGTCCTCGAGGAGCATGGACAGTATTGGTGGCGGGTGTGGTCGCCGTCGGGGTTGGTCGCCGCCGACGAGGGTTCGATCCCGGTTGCGAAGTCGCAGATCTTGACGTGAGCCGGTACCGGTTGATCCCTCCGGCGTTCGGCGCCGTGATCGGGTGCGCGATTTGGGTCGTCGGCGAGGTCGTTCTTCGGGCGGCGATGTCGCTCCACGCCCGGCATCCGTTCTCCGACCCGGTCTAGAACAACGCTTCGGGCTGGACGTCGGCGACCTCTTCGGGTCGACACGTCTCATGGATCGTTCCGCCGGAGTGCACCGGGGAGCCGCACTCGGTGCACGGCGAAGGCGCGGCGGGTGGGTCGCCGTCGATCCAATGCCCGCCGCGCCTCCCGTAGTGGACGTCTCGCGCCTTCCGGCTCATCGGAGCGAGTCTTCGTCGATGACGGCGTCGCCGTGGAGCACCCACCACGCCGCCCGGACCCGGCGCCGGACGACCGTCGCCCGGTCGGTCCAGAGGGTCAATCTCGGGAAGAGGTCGAACCTTCGGATCCGGAGCGGTCGGTCCGGGTAGAGCCACGGTCGCCGGAGCCGATCTCCCTCTTCCCACAGATCGTGCGAGATCGGGATGAACGCGACGACCTTCACCACGGCGGGCGGCTCGGTCACGCCGGGCGCGCCATCGCTTCGGGGAGCATCCAATAGGCGGCGCCGTCCCGGAACCGGACGATCAGGGTCCGCGGGATGCGCCCGCCGTTCGCGGTTGGGACGGACCACGCGTAGAACCCGCCGTCGCCGGTCGGGATGATCTTCAGCACGGACCATCCGGACGACTGGACGGCTCGGATCGCTCGGTCCAGATCGGTCAGTTCTTCGGGCATGACGGCGGTCATCCTTCGGCCGGGTTCAGGTAGACGAGACACACTCCGCCGCATCCGGAGTATTGGAGGGTGAGACCCTCCCGGAAGTCGATGACCGCTCCGGCGGCGGACGCTCCCCGTCCGGCGACGACGAACGTCCGACCCGAGTACGAGACGACGTCGCCGCCGTTCAGGTTCGCGGCCGGGCGCATCGGTCCTCCGGCGGACGAGTAGTGCCCGGCGACGTGTGCGTATCCGTCCCATGGGTCGACGTCGCCTGTGATGTCGACGAGTGCGCCGCGGTCAA